TACGCCCGGCTGCCGCAGGACTCGCGGCCAGCCAGCCTCGGGGATTGGCTGACCGGACTGCGCGCGGAGGGCGCGAGCGTGCCCCGGGCGCTGGCGCCGTACCTGCGCCAACCCGCGGCACCGGCTGCGGCGACGCCAGCACCCGGAGCGCAGGCGGCGGCTGCACCGAGGCCCGCCGCGCCCGCAGCTTCGCCCCCGCCCGCCGCAGGCCGGGTCGATGAAATCGCGCTCCGCGCCGCGCGCGAGAAAGCGCGCAAGACCGGCGACTGGAACGACTTCAAGCAACTTGTTGGACTCGACGGCGCATGGAAGGCTTGACACGCGGAAAGAATCGCGCCTAGCCTGTCTCTGCCTCATCGCGCCGGGTCGCGTTATCCCCGTAGAGGCTCCTGCCTGAGACAACTACGGGAGACCCGCGATGGCAAACGAACTGCTCACAACCAGCCTGGGTGACATTCTCGCGAGCGAGGCCCTGTCGGGCATCGTGGAGATGGCCCTCGCCGACCGCGGCGCTCTGCCGAATCACCCCGCGCTGATCGAGGCGATGGGGCTCGAAGGACGGGGGAGCGCGAGCATCAAGGCATCGAGCGTCGGCCTCCAGGGCTACGACCTCCTGGCCTCGACCGCGGAGGGATCGAGCATCGCGAACACCGCGCTCACCGATTCGTCGGTCAACCTGACCATCGGCAAGTACGGGAAGGTCTACACGGCATCCAGCCTCGCTCGTATTGTCGAGGGCACGGGCACCCTGGGACTCCAGGCGTTCGCGCTCGACGCGGTGATGAGCGCGGCGAGCACGCTGCTCTACATCGTGGCGCAGCTCATGGACAACTTCGCCACGGTGAAGGGCACGAGCGGCGCCAATGCCTCGTTCCAGAACTTTTTGGACTGCATCACGGCCCTGGAGATCGCGAAGGTCCGCGGCCCGCTGCTCTCGATCCTGCACGCCCAGCAGTGGGCGGACATTCGGAGCGACGTGGCGACCGCGAGCGGCGGCGCGATCCAGTGGAACGGCGGCAGCCAGGTCATGATCGACGCCATGAAGGGCATCGGCTGGCAGGGGCAGTTCGCGGGCGTGGACGTCTACACCACGATCCACACCCTGAACGACGGGACGGACGTATTCGGCGGCATGTTCGGCCGGGGTGCCATCGTCTACGGCTGGGCCTCGCCCTCCGCGGTCGATCTGACCAGCGATCAGGTCGTGCTCGGCGGGAAGATCCTCTTCGAGCGCTCGCGCTCGGCCCTGGCCGACACCACGAGTTACGCCACGCATATCTACGCCGGCGTCGTGGAGTTGATCGATCTCGCGGGCGTGACGCTGCGAACCGACGCGCCGTAATCTCTGGGAGACCCGATGCCCGCAGAACTCGCACCCGTGACGTCCGGCAGCCAGGCATGGGCGCCGGACTTCGACGCGAGCGAGCGGGCCGCGGTCTCGCGCGTGGCTCGCCGTCCCCCCTTCCTCCTGATGGTGCATCCCGAGCGATGGGAACTCGATGCGGGTCGGCTGCGGCCAGTCCTGGGTCGGCTCAAACTCGTCCCCGGCGTGAGCAACGTCGAGGTCAGCGACGCGGGCCGGACTCGCATCGGCAAGGCGCAACTGCACTACACGGAGCGCGGCTGGATCATCCTGCCCGTGGACGCCCTTCCTCCCGCACAGGAGCACCGCGGGAGCTATCTATGCCGACCGCCAGGACGCCCGGACGTGACCCTCGTTTATTGGGAGCAGACCTTCGCGGGCAGCGAAGTGCTGCGATGCGATGAAGGGCTCCGCGACGAGTTTTTCACTTGGCTCGTGGACTCGGGTCGGATCCCCGAGGCGCCGCTCTACGTTCTGGAGCGGCTGCGCGACCAGGCGCGTGAGGAGGCGGCGCGTTGTGCCGACCGCGCGATGACCCTGCCCTCCTATCGACCTCGCGCGGAGCGGGCGCAGCAGGACGTGGATGCGCTGGAAGCGCTGTACGCGGCGCGGCTGTCCAAGCTCTCTCCGGTCCCGACCGAGCCTGCGCCCGATCTGGACGAGGAATCATCGGGCGGGAGCGAGACGCCCCCGGCACCCGTCACAAAGCGCGCCCGGAGCAGGAAACGAGCCGACTCGCAGAGTGAGGCTGGTGCCTGATGCGCGCGTTCGGACCCGCAGCCGAGCGGCCCGAGGAGGCGCGCATCGTTCGTGCAGCGGTGGTTGAACGGCTTGTGAGTTCGGGTGTGGATCGGGTTCGGGCCGAGTATTTGGCCGAAAAAAGCTATCGCCGGGTGGATTCGCTGCTCCAGCGCGGCGCCCCGACGAGGAGGGTCTGAGCGATGCCGGTGGAAGCCACGCAATCGATCCAGCGCCAGGGCGCGGTCCGCCTGGACGGCGCTGGTGCCGCGCCCGTTGGAATCTACTCCGGCGCCGGCGCCCCGAGCGGCGCTCCGAGCGGTGGAGAAACCGTGGCGCTCTACATTCGCAACGACGCGCCCACGACCGCGACCCTCCTATACGTTACGCGCGACTCGGGCTCGACCTGGGTCGCGGCGACCATCGTCTGATGCTGCACTCCTCCCCCCTGGCCGATGCTGCGACCGCCGTTGCAGCAGAACAGGCCGGCCGCGAGCGGGCGGGGTAATCCATGTCCGCCTGGGTCGATTACCAGATCCGGTCGATACGCTCGGCTTTGATCGAACGGGGCAAGGCGTCGTATCTGGATCTCAGCGTCTACTCGGCGGGCGAGCTCGTGGCACCCACGAGCGGGACGATCAGCATCTACGACGGCACGAACACGGCCATCGTCTCGGCTGCTGCGGTCACGATCAGCGGGAGCAAGGCGACGTACACCGTATCCGCCGCGACCACAACGGGTAAGACCCTCGGATCGGACTGGCGCGTCGAATGGGCGCTGACCATGCCGGACGGCTACGTTCACGACCATCGCCAGCAGGCGAGCCTCGTGCGCGTGCGCCTCGCGCCGGTGGCGACCGACGCGGATCTGCTGCGCCGGCACCCTGACCTCGCCTCCTACTACCCTTCGGGCTGGACGTCCTGGCAGGACGCGCTGGATGAGGCGTGGGCGATGATCGAGGGCCGGCTAGAGGCGATGGGCCGGCGCCCCTACCTCGTGCTATCCCCCGAGGCCCTGCGCCCGATCCATCTGGCGACCACGCTGGAGATCATCTGCCGCGGCCTCTCGGGTGCAGGCGATCCCCAAAACAAGTGGCTGGTCCTGGCCGATCATTATCGCGATGAGAACGAGGCCGCGTGGTCCCGCACGTCGCTCGTGTACGACCAGGACGACGACGGCCAGGAGGCCGCGCGCCGGCGTAGAGCGGTCAGCACGAGCGTCTGGCTCACGGGGCGCGCATGAGCGCGCTCACGATGGCCGGGCTCCGACAGGCGGTCGCTGCGCGCATCGCCGGCCTGGGTGGAACGTGGAATCAGGCGCCCGTGCCCTTCGACGCACATTCGTGGAGCGCGGTGCCGGAGGCGGTGCCCGCGAGCAAGGCGCACCTGTCATTCAGTCTCGGCATGGGCGTGACCCGGGCGGTCGGGAACCGACACCGCACGCTGGATGGCGTGCGCTGCGAGACCGAACTGCCGGTGCGCTTCCTCGCCCGACTCGTGCCCGGGACGGTGCTCGCCAGCCTCGACGTTGCTCTGGGCTTCGAGGTCGATCTCATCAAGCGCCTGGACTCCCAATGGAGCCCTAACGTGCTCTGTTCATGGCTCCGGTCGGAGCGCGTCTCGGCTCCGACCGGGGAATGGTTCCGCTCCGATTGTGTGTTCACCGTGGGCCACCTGCTGGCTCTCGCATAGGAGGATTCGATGGCGCTTCCCACTCAGCCTGTCGTCGCCCGCGACGGCACCATCACGGTCGAGGACAACACCGGCACTCCCATCGTCGCGACCGCGATCTACGAGAATGGGGATTTCTCGATTGAGGGGCTGACCCAGGCCGGCATCGAAGTGCAGGAGTTCCGCGACCGCGGACAGGTCTACGGACTGCGCGAGACCGACGACAAGATCCTGGATTTCTCGTTCTCGTTCGACGTGACGGACCTGACGGACACCGCCGCGCATGTGATCGACGCCTTCCGCAAGACCGGGGCGTTCGCCTCGGGCGTCTCGACCTGGGGCGCGAACGTGTCCGATCCCTGGACGGTCAAGGTCAAGCTCACCCTGGAGCGGACGGACGCCGGCGGCTCGGCGGATCGCACGGTGACGCTCCAGTATTGCCGGGCCGAAATGGCGATTGCGGAGGGCAATCCGATGCGCTGCACGGTCAAGGGCCGGGCCTTCCCGAAGGGCGCGACGCAGGCTGCGGTGATCGCGTGACGCGACCCGACACGATCACTCTGCTCGGGCGCCAGCACCCGACCCAGGCGCCGAGCTTCGGCGTGCGGGAGGAACTGGTACTTGCCTGGGGCGCGCACGGGCCGGCGCGCGACCACAGGGCTCTGCGCGTGTACGCCGCCACGCTCGGACTCTGCTCGGGCCTGGGCGCGCAGGCCGGAGCCAGCCTGGGCGCGCACAGATACGATCTGCTGGCCTACGGTGAGCAGCTCTACTCCTGGCTGCGGGAGAAAGGCGCGAGCGTGCCTCAGATCGCGGAGGCCGCCGGGTTGCTGCTCCAGTGGCTGACTCAGGATCTGTTTCCCCGAGAGCCCGAGGTCCGCGAGCTCGAGGGTTTCTCCGCGGGCGCCGAGGCCGCGCCGACCTCGTCGCCCTCCGCTTGAGCCTGAAGTACGGCGCCGGGAATCTGCGGTGGTTCGAGGGTCTGACGCGCGGTGAGCGAGCACAGGTCCTGGCGGCGGAACGCATCGAGGCCGAAAACGCACAGGCACGGAGGCGGCGCAGGGCATGATCGAGTACCGCAACGGGAGCGTGACGGTCAGCCTCGACGGGGGCCTGGAGCGCTTCGTTCGCCGGTTGCTGGATTCGACGCAGTCCGAACTCGTGCGCCAGATTCGCCGGGCGGCGGATGATGTAGCCCGCGCGGCTCGCGCCGACTGGTACGGTCCGCAGGGCGTCACGCGCGAAACCGGCCGCTCGGGCGACATTCAGGTGCGCGAGCTGGTCGATGCCGCGCGGGGCGAGATCCGAATCAGCGTGGGCTCGACCGACCAGCGGATGGCGGGCATTCGGCCGCTGCCCGTCTACGTCCACCGGCCGGGCCCGACGAGCACGGTGCTGCGCGTGGTCTCGCCCCGGAAGTATTTCGCCGCGCCCACGGTCATGCGCGGGCCATGGCGAGTGGTCGGCGGTCGGCGGGCGCCCCAGCTCTTCGTGCCGAACCCGGCCGCGTCGGACGGAAAGTTTCTGCTCCAGACGCTCGTGAAGGGCCCGATGCGTGCGCGGGTCAAGGCGATCAGCATCGCAGCCGCAAAGGGCATCGGGGAGAGGATGCGCCGTGCCGGGTAACGAGGTCGTCGGGCTCGACGTCGTCGCGCGGCTCGACCGATTCAAGGCCGACCTGGCTCAGATCCCGAACATCGGCGGGAAGGAAGCCCGGACGCTCGCCACGCAGCTCAGCCGTGAAATAAAGGCAGCGGAGCGCGCGAGCCTGGCGGCGGCGGAGGCTGCTCGGGCCCACGCGCAGGCTCAGCGGCAAGTCGGAGAAAGCCTTGGAAAGACCGCGAAACATATGGCCGGTCTGCTCCAGGGAATGCGCCTACTCGGTCGCGGCCTGAGTTTCGTTGGGGAGCGCATCGTCGCGCTGGACACGGCGGCCGGGGGCGATCTTCGCAACAGCATCGACGGGCTCCGTCAGTCCACGACCGCGTTGCTCGACAGCGCCCTTGCGCCGATGGTGCCCATCGTGGCCGATGTGGTAGCCGGCCTCTCGCAGATGCTCGCGGCCGTGACCGGACTGGACGCTGCACAGCGACAGACGCTTGCCGGACAGGAGAAGGCGCGGGACGCGATCAATCGGCAGGCCGACGAGGTGGAGCGACTGCGCTCGGAGGTCGAGTTCCTGCGTGCGAGCGATCTGGGGGCGGCGTTCGGAGCCGCAGACCCTCGCATCGCTGAGACCACAGCGCGGCTCAAGCAGGCTCAGCTCGTGCTCCGCACGCTCAAGGGCGAACTCGGCGCAGAGGCCGGGATCGGTCCGCGGCCCGCAGCCGCGAAGGGCGCTGCTCCCGCGGCGAAGGGCGCGGCGCCAACCCTCGCGGCTGGCCCCGGCGAGGCCATCCCCGCGGATTCCGATGCCGGAATCAGCGCGCGGAAGGAGTTGGCAGACGCCATCCGTGCCACTACGGCGGTCGACCTGGAGGGCGAGGCTGCGATCCTTGCGGCGGGCGAGGAACGGCAGCGGCAGATCGAGGAACTCCTCGCGGCCGTGGTTTCCTCCTCGGATCTGAGCAGCGCGGTGCAAGTGGAGGCCGTGCGCGATGCCGCGGCCGCACGGGTCGACATCGAGGCGCAGACCCAGGCGCGGATCCGAGAGCTGCGAGATGAGGAGCAGGGCGAGACGATGGACCGGCTGCGCGAGATGCAGGCTGCGCGGCAGCGCGAAGCTCAATCCTGGATCCAGGCCACAGCCGCGGGCGCGGGCGCCGTGGGCGACCTGGTCTCGACCGTGGGACAGATCGTGGTGGATTCGACGGAGGAGGGAAGCGAGGCGCGTAAAAAGGCGATGAAACGCGCATGGGCCTGGGAGCAAGTGATGGCGATTGCCACTGCGGCGATTAACATTCCGCTCTCGCTCAGCCAGGCTGCCGCTGGCCCGTGGCCGGCCGCGATTGGGTTCATGGTCGCGGCCGGGATCGCGAGCACCGCGGCCCTCGCGGGCGTGATCGCCAAGGCCGCTGCCGGGCCCAAGTTCCACGCCGGAGGTATGCCGGCGCCGGACGAGATGAGCATCACCGCCCTGGAGGGCGAGGGAGTGCTGTCGCGGGATGCGATGCGACGCATCGGCGGCGCGGATGGACTGCGCCGGATGAACCGGGGCGAGGCCGCCGAGGACGGCCCCCAGATCACGGTGTTCCGCGTCGGTCATCGCACGACGGACGCGATGATCCATGAGAGCCTGCGTCGTCGACGTGGAAACCTCTACGATGCCGTGCGTGGGATGCAGCCCCGCATCGGCCTGCACACTCCCTGGTGATTCTCGATGGGTGCGGACCTGACGATTGCTGGAGCGGACCTGCACGGGCTCATCGTGCCAGACGCTCGGATCAGCCTAGAAAGGCTCGCAGCGCAAGGCACTGGCCCGCTGGCGTCTTCCTTCACACAGGCCGGACCCAGGCCGGGAATCGCGGAGCCCGATCAAACGACCGGGTTAGTGCTGCGGACTTCGGGCACGCAGTCCGCGAATGGCGACCTGGAGGTCCGCACCCAGCGCGGCGGTGGACTTGCCCAGGACCGAGCGGGCTTCGTTTGGCGCGATGTGGCAGCGGGGGACACCACGAGCGAATACAAGGGCTGGGATGGGCCGCAGCTCCTCACGGGCTGGGACAGCCTCCTGTTCACCACACTGGCCGAGGGAGCGAATATCTGGCCTGACGTGATTCGCCTGGTCAGCGGTCGCCTGATGGCGGTATGGAGCACGACGACGCTCGGGGTGCTGCGCGTCTCGATCTTCGATCCAGCGACCGAGGCATGGACAGCTCGGAACCTGACGCCGACAGGCGCTGGTTCGGGCTACGCCGTCCAGGTCGCCTCCATAGTCCAACTGCCGAGCGGGCGCGTCCTGTGCTTCGTCAATGCCCCGGACGTGGAGCAGATCGACGTGTATGGGACCGACGACGAGGGCGTTACTTGGTCGCCCCTCGGGACGCGCGTGCTGCACGACAGCGTTCTGTGGGGAATAAGCATCACGCCCCACCAACTCCGCGCCAGGTACAGTGCGGGGGAGATCCTGCTTGTCTACTGCTTCGAGGACGGCGGGACTCGGGCGGCAAACAGCTTCGCGAGCAGCGATCTGGGCGCGCGCTTCGAGCGCGTCGGCCTCGGGCCGACGACGCCGCGCTGGTTCGGCATGGTTGCGGTGCCTGGTGGCGGCTTCATTTGCGCGTATCGCAACGCGACGTTTTGCGAGGTCATCCTCGCGCCGAGCGCGTTCACGGTTCTGTCTGGGTTGACGCCCACGACTGTGGGCGTGGCCCATGCAGGAAACGGCTCGGTCTCGATCCACCGTGATGAAGACGGCAGAGTCCTGCTCTACGCCCTGGCGGACCGGGTAGGGACCGATGGGATGGACCTTTTCTCGTCCGACGATCAGGGCGTAACGTGGACCGAGTATCGGCGGAACACCCTCCAGGGCAACGGCGCCGACTACTTCGACCTGTTTCAATCGGAGAGTCTGGCGGGCCGCATCTGTCTGCTCTCTCGCTGGACGGCTTCGGGCGCGACCCAGGATCCTCAGAGTGTGTCCGCGCTCTGGTTCGGTGGCTACTCCAGCCACACCGCCCCCGCAAGCAATCTGCCGAGCCCTAGCCTGTTCCTGAACTACAAGGACCGCAACTACATATCGTGGGGCATGGAGGAGACGTTCGCGCTCGACCGACGAGGCTGGTGGTGGTTGCCGATTGAGCGGCCGGGGGATATGGGATGGACTGCGGCCGGCGCCGGGACCGACGCGCTCAGCGCTGGACTGCTCGCGATGGACACCACGGCCAATCAGCGCACGTTTACATTCGAGACTGCAGATGGCGGCGAAAGTTTGTTTGCTGACCTGTGCCTCCGGCTCGACGCTGGGAGCGGGGACGATGCGACCGAGCGCGTCGTCGCCAAGTTCCGTGTCACCGATTGGGACGGCGCCTCCAACACCTTCGACTACGAGGTCAGCCTGCGCTTCGATGACACGGGCTTCACCCTGTATAACAACAACGGCGCGACGACTCTTGGCAGCGTGAATGTCTCGCTCACGACCCTGCTGCGGCTGCGATTGCATGTGGACAGCTCGGGAAACGTGCGTTGCTGGTACGCGCGTCCGGGCTACGTTCGCTCCTGGACCGCTGGTCCAAGCGGCGTGCTGACGAACAACGGTGCGACTGGCCTTACGCAGCGCGCGGTGTTCGGCCACGGCGCGAACGGGACGGATGGCTCGGATTGGGAATCCGTCCTGATCAATCATTGGGCTGGGTTGACCACGGGAGCCCACACCGGGGCCGCGGCTGCGAGCTGGAGCAACCCGCTGGACCTGCATCCGCGCTCCTATTCCACGCTCAGCGCGGGACTGCGGGACGGTGTCCAGATTGCGGCGCTGGATGGCCCGACCTTTCAGGGCGAGACTCAGCGGATCGCGACGGACTATGACTTTCCGGCCCGCGTCGTCCTGCCCGAGATTGACCCGAGCCCGCGTCGCGTATGGCGCACGACGGCAGACAACGTCGATGCCGTGCTGGTCTGGGATCTGACCGGGGACACGACGGGCGGGCGGCTGCTCAATCACAGCATCGGATGCTTCTTGTTGGGGGCGAACATTCGCGAGGCGAATCTCGAATACTACGACGGCGCAGCGTGGCAACCGCTGCTCGCGCTTGACGCATCGGACGGCTGGACCACGTTGCCATTCCGGCGCGATGGCGATGTGGTGTTCTTGGATCCGGGAGTTGCCGCAGCCTCGCGCTGGCTGAGCTACGGCGCAGCGATCAATGGAACTTTCCAACTCTCCACCGACACGTTCCGGCGCGTGGTCGAGAACAGCGAAGGCGCATGGGAGGACGCCCCGACCAAGCGGCCCTGGCTGCGCCTGGCCGGTACGAGCGCGGCGGATCCCACGGTCGGAACTGGCCGGCTGATGATGCCCGCGTTCGGCGGGATCAAGCACGAGTGGAACACCGACGCGCGCTATCTGCGACTGAAGATTCCCGCCCAGCTCACAGCGGATGGGTACTACGAGGTCGGCCAGATCGTGATCGGCTCGTGTGTGGTGTTCGGCTTGCGCTACTCCCGGGGATGGAGCGTGACTCGCCGCGCGCAGGTTCAAGAGTCGCGCTGGCGCGACGGGCAATCCCGCGTGCGTCGCCTGGGACCGCCCGAGCGGACCTGGGAGTTGTCCTGGACGGACGGCGCGGATGCCGGACAGTTCCAAGGCAACGCCGCGAGCCCCGACTACGTCACGGGTTCGGCCTCCGGCCTTGAGGTTGCGGCCCGCCACGACGGTCCACGCCTGCTCGATGGCGTGCTGGACTCGCTCGATGGGCCGGTCAACCCCGTGCTGCTTTTGCCGCGAATCCCGCGCGGCACGGGGTCGCAGCTCGTGACCAATCCCTCGGGCATCGTGTGGGGGCGGCTTAGCGCTGAATCGAGTCTGGACAATGTCCTTGGCGAAGAGGGCGTGGACGAGGTCGAGCGCTCCGGGCGCTTCGTGATCAGGGAACTGGCGTGAGGCCCTCTGCGCTACGCGCGACCACCCTGCGCTGGCTGCTCAGGCTGGAGTGGAACGGCCAGGTGTTCCGCTTTGCGGAGGAGGAGACAACCGCGCCCACGGGAGCGGGAGGCGCGGACGAGCGTTACGAGGGCGGACTGGAGATTGCGGACTACGACGACGACCTCCCAATGTGGACTGAGACGGAGGCGCCGCGCAGCCTGAGTGTGACGCTGCACCCTGGGAGTGTCATGAACGTGGTCGAGCGCGTTCGGCTCGGCTGGGACCTCCAGGCCGCGAGTGCGCGGCTCATGCTCTGGCCCGACGCAGGAGACGAACGCGACGTGCGGACTCTGCTCGTGGGCGTCCTGCGCGAGCCCGAGCATGGCTCGGTGGAGGAGCCGCTGACGTTCACCGTCGCGGAGGAGGATGAAGAGGCGCCAGGCCGGATTCCTGACGAGCGCGCGGTGTACGATGCGGAAACCTGGCCGGGCGGCACGGGCGACACCGACAGCTACGGCGAGCGTTATCCGATCATCCTGGGTCGGCCTGGCGGCGGCACGGTGGACGGGAGCCATGGGCTCATGCCGAACACCGGGCGCCTGATCATCGCGGGCCATGAGGTCGCGGCGACGAGCTGCACGGTCTACGACGAGACCAACAACACAAGCGAGAGCCGGCCCATCTCGCACATGCTCGACAGCCTCAATCGACAGGTGGCGACTTTGACCGGGTTCGTCACCGTGGGCTCGCCGGCCGGAACCCTCGTTGCTGGCGATCCGTACTGGATCCGATGGGATTCGGGCGGCGGGCTCCGTCGGGGAACGGTCGAAGTGCGCGCAGCGGGCGAGGTGCTGCGCGCCATGCTCGCTCTCTCGGGCGCGCGCTTCGACTCAGGGCGTACCGACGCGGCCCTTGGCGAACTCGCCCCGTATCAGATCGACGCGGCGATTGTGGCGGGGCCTGACGACCGCATCCGCCCGCTGGACTGGCTGCGCGAACACCTTCTTCCGATCCTGCCTATCTCGCTCCGAACGGGACCGGACGGGCTCTATCCGGTGGTATGGCGCTGGGAGGCTCAGCAGGCGGACGCGGAGATCAATGCCGACCGGGGCGACGCCTCGCGCGCTGGCCCCGTGGCGTACAGTTCCCGAGACGATCTGGCGAACGAGATCATTATGAGTTACGCGCGTTCGGCCCGAACCGAGCGGCACACGGCGCGCATCGGACTTACAGGCGACCGGGTTCGGGCTGCGGCCGATTCCGGGCTCGATCTCAATGTCTGGTGCGAGCGCAGCTATCTTCGTTATGGGTCGCGCCCGCGGCAGATCACAAGCGACGTCGTCGCGGATAGCTCGACCGCGCGCCGAATCGTGATCTGGCAGGCCCGGCGCTATGCTCTGAGCAGCCGTGTCATCGTGTACGACACCGGCCTCCAGTACGGCCATCTGGAGCCTGGGAGGGTGGTGAGCCTGACGGACAGCGAGATCGGATTCAACGCGCGCATCGCGCATGTTGAGCGCGTGGTGTGGCGCTCCACGGGCGACATTGGCCTTGGTCTGCGCGTACTCGACACGCCGGAGCGCGGCTGATGGACTTGCCGCGAACGCTTCCACGCCGGGGCCGGAAGGGGAGGAAGGGCGCGCAGGGCCCCGCTGGGCCCACGGGTCCGACAGGTCCGCAGGGCCCTGCCGGTCCCGCGCACGTCACCACCGCGGGCGACCTGGAGTACCACGACGGGACGAGCGCGACGCGGCTGCCTGTTGGAACGAATGGACAACTCCTCCAGGTAGACACGGCTCTCGCGGGAAAGCTCAAGTGGGCCGCCGCCCCTGCAAGCAATCCTCCCTCGCTCGTGGTCACGGCCGATCCCGATCTCGCGTTGGGCACGGATTGGGAGCGCGACCCCGTGAGCGGACTGTGGCTCAGCAAGGCTCGGCGGAACTTCCCCGTCGCCGTCGCGGATGCGAAAGCCAGTCCGCCCGTAAACTGGACGTGGCGGAACTCGGGCGCGGCCTCGTCCTCAAACGTAAACACGACGACTGCGAACGCATGGCGGATCAACCACGGGAACACGAGCACGGACCTTTGGGGCGGGACCTACTCCTGCCCCGCGGTCTACAAGCTGCTGGACCGCGTGGGACGCCATTACGAGACCATCGCCCGCTGGCGGACCAGCGCGAATCAGAACTACGAATATGCGTTCCACGGCGTCGTCGAGCGCAACGGCGTGTCTCAATGGGCTCGGATCAACGGCGGGGAGAGTGGGTTCACCGTTCGATTCCAGGCCAACAGCGGGACGGTCGCGAGCGTCACGGCCTCCTCACAAATCCTACAGACGGACGGCGTGTGGACCCGCCTCGTTTGCGAGGGCGCATACGTCACGGGCTACTATTCCTTCGCTGTCCAGGCCACCCCGCCGACCTCGTGGACGCGACTCGGGAGTTCGAGCGTGTTCGGTACCACGCAGTTGACGACCCCGCTGGAGGCCACGTTCGGAGCGGCGAACGCAGCGAACCCGGGCGGCGGGTTTTGGGCCGAGCTCCACTACTGGGACGACTCGGCCTGTGTGGGTTCCCCGTTCGACGGCGAGAAACAACAGACGTGCGGCCAGGGCTGGAAGTCCGGCGTCGAGCAGTACCTCGTGAGCGCGTGCCCGGTCGGGACGATGAGCATCACGGACGCACAGCTCCAGGCCGCGCTCGGGGCCATCACGAATCGCCGCGCCGGGGACAGCGCGACCCTGGAGTGGTACGCGGCGAGGCACGCGAGCGCGGACCCGGGCGGCACCTACCGCAGCGCGGCCACGGCCCTCATCGAGGGCAGCGGTGCGAAGCTCTGGATCAAGTGGCGCATCACCACGAACGGTCAGCAACCCGGGAGCGTCGCGGTGGATGCGTTCCGGCTGAGGGCGGCATGAAGCGCCAGCCCGCGCCGAGCCTGTCGTATCCATGGGCGGTCGTGGACGTCCGGCCGCAGCTACCCACGGATCCGGCTACCGCCGTCGCCGTGGCACGCACTCACCCGGAGGCGCCGCCCGAGACCACGCACCCATTCGCGGGCGTTCTCATCGAGGATCCGTCAACCTGGGTCGTGTGTTTCATGCGCTCGGCCACGGACGATCCGACTAATGCTCAGTTGCGATTCCGGGTGACGCCCAACGGTGATGTTACGACCGGCCAGGACTGAGCCGCCGTGCTACGTTCTGGCTCAGGCCGCGGGACTGAGGAAAGCCCGGTGTTGGAGACGCAGCGATGGGCGAGAACGGCAGCATCGCCTCGGTCGAGGCCCGCGTGAACGCCATAGAGCCGGTCGTGGAGCGCCTGCGCGAGCGGTCCCACCAGCACGCACAGACCATCACGGAGCACAGCATGAGACTCGCCATCCTGGATGAGATGCGTGGCGACGTGCGTTTGCTCCTCCGGCGCCAGTGGCAGACAACCGGAGGCCTCGCGCTTATTGCGTTTATCGTCCCGCTCCTGGTCCGGCTGCTCTCGTGACTGGCCCGAGCGTGGACCTCGCCCTCCTGGTCGGACACGGCGGGGGCGACCCCGGCGCCGTCGCCATACACTCCGGCGTCCAGGTCAGCGAGCATGAATGGTGCCGTGTGCTGGCCGACCTGGTGGAGCAGGAGGCGCGGCTGCTCGGCCTGAGCGTGGCGCGCGTCTGGAGGCCGCCGAAGAATCTCGGGGGCTACGCGAAGCTCCCCGAGCTGGTGAACAACAGCAGCGCGCGCTGCTGTGTCGAACTGCACCTGAACAGCGCGGCGAGCGCGGGAGCCACGGGCACGGAGACCCTGTGCTGGCACGCGAGCCGGCGCGGGAACGCACTCGCGATCTGCATCCAATCGAGGATGGTCGCGGCCCTTGGCCTCAAGGACCGGGGCGTGAAGCTCCTCGACGGCGACGACCGGGGTGCTGCCCTGCTACGCCGAACCTCGATGCCCTGCGTGATCGTTGAGCCGGGGTTTTTGTCCAGCCCAGCAGACTACGCCACGCTGGAGGATGCGAGATGCGAACTCGCTGCGGCCATCGCGCAGGGCGTCCACGACTGGCTGCCGCACTGATTCCAGCCGGATTCCAATCGGTTACAGACTAGGGACGGAGCGCCAGTCTTACCCGGCCCGAGACCAGAACGCCCCCAGCCAGAGCCGGAGGCGTTCCGTGACTCGCGCGACCGGCAGGAGTGGGGGGGAGGTGAAACAGGCCGGCCGGCGGGCTGGGGCGAGCGTACACCCAGCGGCACCGGCCCTGGGGCTTTTTCCGTCCGTGCTTCTGGCGCATGCTCGATATCAGCACGCGCGCAAGTGCGCGACGGATGGGCGCTTTCCAGTCCAGGGCTTTTCCCGCCCGTCCGGTGGCGCGTCCGCCTATCACAGATCGCCCGCCGATTGCGGGTCCAAAACGGAGGCTCGGGAGCCAGTCGCCGGCTGCCCGCTCTCCGTTTTCGGCTACCCTCCGGGTGTGACATTCCCCTGCGACCTCTGGATCGGCGGCGAGATGCCCCCGCAGCAGACCGTGGCGGACCCCATCGGGGAGGCCATCGTCGGCGCGATCGGCTCCCTCCCTACGGAGCCGTGGCGCCTCGTGGCCTGCGCGCTCCTGGCCTACGCCGGGACCGCCGCCGTCAAGCAAATCCTCAAGAGCCTGCCCGTGAACGAGCGGCACGGCGCGCTCGACTGGCTGGCCCGCGCCGGAACTTCTCTGTGGGGCGCGCTCGGCGGCTGGCTCCTGCTCGCGCCGCTCGCGCTCGGAGAGCGGCTGGCCGTGGGCGCGGTCGCGGGCCTGTTCGCGGTCCCGCTCTACCACGTCGCGCGCCGGCTCCTGGGGCAGCGCGTAGCGGACCTGGGTAGGGCGGCTGGGGTGGGGGCTGCGCCGCCCGAGGGTGGCGAGGACGAATCGCGGTGAGCGCGCGTTCCCCCGTCGTCGGCCTGCGCTCCGAGTTCTGCCGCGTCGCGGTGGGCCTCCCGCGCTCTCCGGTGCCCGGTCGCGCCGTCTACTGCGGCGCATGCGCGGATCTGCTGGCAGACGACGGCCGCCTCTTGCTCGACGGCGCCGAACTGGAGTGCCTGGAGTGCGGGCAGAAGCACCGACTCCGGCGCGCGGGCGAGCGCGGGCACGTCGTGGAGTTGCTGGCATGACGCTCTCCCTCCTCGCCCTCGCGCTCTTGGCCCTCGCGCTCGGCGCGGTCCTCGCCGCGCCCGTGGCCTACGCCTGGGGCCGGAGGGCGGGTCGCCGCGCGGAGGCCGCGCTGTGGATCCGGCCCGGGCCGCCCGTCCAGTTGGCCGGAACCTCTCGCCCCAGGTCCAGGCCCACGGACGCCACCCGGGAGCCTCCACGGGGCGCTGGCGGACCTCCCCGTGGGGCGGCGTAATGGCCGAGCCCGGCACCCGCGCCCACCGGCGCTCGCGCGATCTGCACGTCGCGCGCTTCATCCAGGGCAACCTGCCAAAGCTCCTCGACGCGGCCGAGGCCGCCGCGCGCGAAGTGGACCCTGGTCAGACGGCGTGCCCGGTGTTCCACCGCGACTGCCGGGTGGCGATGCAAATGGTTCGGATCGTGGACCCGCTCGTGACCCTACCGGAGCCGTGGGACACCCTGCTCGACGGTGTGACATTCGGGATCTGCCTCGCGGCGGTCGGAATCTACCGGGCGGCGAGCCGGAAAGCGGGGCGTCGCGACGACCGGATGGCCGAGCGGCTGGCTGCGATGGATCTGAGCGCGGCCGAGCGCAGGGCGGGCGAGACGGGCTAACCCTTCACCCGCGTTTCCAGCGCGCGCAGCTCGCTCGTCCGTCCCAAACAACCTCTTCGTCGTCGTAGAGCACGACGCACGAGAGATGATCATCTTCCGCTTCCTGACAGTTCCAACACCCTAGGCTGCCGGCCTGTAATTCTCGGATCGCCGTTTCCCGCGTGTAGCCCGAGAGAATCGTCACGCAAGCACAGTGCGCGCAGTCGTCCAGGCGCAGATTCACATCCGCCCCTTCCCCGCGACGGCCTGGAGCGCCATCCCGAGGGCGCGGGTGCCCTCAGCCACGGTCGCTTCCTTTCGCGGGCGCGGCTTCCAGGGCCGCGACCTGCGCGCGGAGAGCCCGCACCGACTCCCCGTGCTCGCGCTCCGTTCGCAGTGCCTCCACGGCCGCGTCGCGCTGCTGCTCCGCGAGGCGCAGTTCCCCAGCGAGCCGCACGACCTCTGCGGCGAGCTGCGGGGCTGCGGCGATCAGGCGCGTGTTGGCCTCCCACTCCTCGGGGCTGACGTGTCGGCCCTCCGTCTCGCGCAGCCGCGACACGACCGCGAGCGGTGGATCGCACGACACGAGGCAGACCGTGCCCGAGTAGTAGCTGACGGGTTGTCCCCGGGGATCCCCGGGCAGCACCGGCTCCCACTCTCCCGGCGTCGCCAGCGCGAGCAGTCGGGTAGCCTCGGCGCTCAAGTCTGTGGTCATGGCTCAGTCCTCCTCGCGCGCATCGCGCGCCGCGTCGGCCCGATCCTCGGCCCATGCCTCGATCTGCGCCTCGCTGTCCTCCAGGGCGCGCTCGATCAGGCGCTCCATCTCGTCCTGCGTGAGCGTGTCCGGCCAGGGTTCGCCGTCGAGCTGGATGCTGTGGACCTCGAACGTCGCGGGCTCCCTGGGATGCCCCGGGCTGCCGTCCGGCTCGTGGCGCAGTTCCGCGCAGCCCGGGTCGAGCCAGCCCTCCACGTCCAGATCGAGCTCGATCTCGCCGCTGCCCCCGCAGTTGGGGCAGCCGCCGGTCTCGGCCTCCTCGTCGTCGCAAGCACCCTGGGCGTCGCAGCGCGAACAGCCGCGAATGATGGTCAGGTCAACGTGCATGATTGCTCCGGGCCTCAGATCCGGGCCGTCAGGTAGCGGCCCAGGCGGCGCTCGGCGGGCGGCCTGGGAGCGTTTGGGAACAGGGGTTCGGTGGTCATGGGGTCCT